CTGGCGGTTGCCAGCGGTGAAAATTCATACCCCTTTCGAGGCACCCTTAACAGGAAGCAATACCATGTCACGCTATCGTTCAAAGTTACGGAGCTCACCGCGCGGAATTGCGTCTGCACCAGCTGTTGGCGTCACAGGTCCTATCGGACCTTGCATCAACTCTTGGGGAGGCGCTCTTTCAACGCAGTACTCACGGACAGAGACGATGACTGACGAGCTAGCCGCGGGTGGTTACCGGTCCTGGCATCCAGTGAATCATGTAATCAAGGAGTACGCTAATTGTCACGGAACGATGGTTTACACCTATCCTTCCACGCAACCATGCGTATGCACCTTCGATTCATTTTTCCTAGCGCCAGCGGCTTGGGCACCACCTGATCCACCTTCTGTGGATTGGGCTTCCCTCATTAATGGTCTTGCTGATCAAGTGTCGGGTTCGTGTGACGAAGGTTCAATGTTCTTCGTCACACTTGCGGAGGCCCAAAAGACCATCCGCATGATTAGGAACCCTTTTAACCTCTTGAGAACCAACTGGCGTAAGCTGTGTCGTCGTGAGACGGCCCTTTCTTTGCATAAGAAAGCAGCCAACGTTTGGCTTGAGGGACAGTACGGGTGGAATTCCTTCTGGTATGACGTAAAAGCGTCTGTTAAGACGTACGCCAAACTTAAGGAACTTGCCACTGTGCGGTCACTCAGAGGTTCACTGATCCGCCTATCGGAAGGCGATGAGTCTTCCGGTAGCCTTGGGGGAGATTGGACCTACGACAGTCTCTCTGGGAATGAGGCAGGCTGGAATTACTACGTTTCGAGTGGATTCAACACCCAACCATCCTCTGGCGGCTTTGGCCGTGTGAGGTGGTTGGATTATCAGTTGAAAGCTCGGATCGGCTGTATGCAAGACCTTCGTGTTGCAGACAGGATGAACCGCACGGAACAATTATTCGGTGCGGTATCATTAGATACTCCAGGCATGCTGGCGAGCATTTGGGAACTAATTCCAATGTCCTTTGTAATCGACTGGTTCGTCGACTTTCAAGGCATTTGGACATTACCCAATGCGCTCCGCCTATCGTATGGTAGAGATGTCCGTGACCTCGGAACTTCGTTGAAGGTAACTTCAACTTTCGAGGCTGAGATGCTAAAAGGGCGAAATCCCTATTATTATCTCCAGGCATCTAACCCTTGGTACTGGTTGAATGCTAATGGCTGGCACTCCCCCGTCTTTAAGGGGAAGGGCAAGTACGTTAGCTACATCAGAACCTACGGGTTACCCAGCTACGATCTCATTTATTCGTCTTTTCTGGCGAATGGCCTCTCAACCTTACAGAGTATCTCTGGTGCTGCCCTTGCTATCCAAAAGGTCTTCAAACCTCGCAGGACAGGTAGAGCACACTAGACACTAAATACTCTGTAGAAACGAACCATCCGCGATGAGCGGAGTAGAAGGACTTACTGTTATGTCTAGTACGTTGACCCCCTTTTATGCGTCATCGGGCCAGTATACACTGGTACCGGTGTCGCAGGACGACCAAGGCGCGACCTACAAAGTTGCAGGCCGTGACCTCGCATGTCCTTTGGGCCTGGAGATTCAGCGGAAGCTGACTGCTCCTTCGGCCCTCGGGAATGACCATGTTGTCCTCCGCATTTTTCGAACGGAGCGTAACGCTACCACTTCGAAACTTGCGACGATGCAGGTTCTTGTGGATATTTCAATACCCAAAGATACCAGCATTATCACCATTGCCGAACAGACAAAACTGGTCGCTGCAATGGCCTCCCTTCTCAATGAAGAAACAGCTTTGGAGGCTTCCTTAGCCAATATTGCTGCCCTCATCGGGGGAGGCGATCTGTGATGAAAATTACGAAAACGCGGCTGACAAAAATCGCCGCAATCGTAACCCTTATCGCAGGCGTGATTGTCGACATCCTCTTAAGGATTGCTGACAAATTGTAGCATTATCGCTACTAAGGGGGTTCTACCTCAACTTTAACAGTAAGGAGGATAAAATGGCTAAGCCATTAACATCCTTAATAGAATCCTTCTACCGTAACTTTTACTGGAAAGACGTCAGGAGTTTGCTTCCCGATTTAGACTCCATAACCATGGAGGCGGAGCTCGATCAGTCCTATGAGAAATTCCTTAGTGCTTTGGCCCTTGATCCGGAACATTGGATCAGGGTCATATGCGCTCTTGGAAAATCCCTTGAGGTTTCACTAACGACTCTAAAACCGTTAGTGATACCAGTGACTTTCGAGCAGTTCTTTCCGCGTGCATGGATTGGAGAGCACCTTTGTCTACCTCTCGCCCCTCTTTGGGAAACCCTTTTCCAATTAGATGGTGAGGTGTTACCGCACATTAAGAGTGAGGCCTACCAGGCTTCCTTGAATCTGGCTAATCACCAGGAGTACGCTTTCGCTGATGAGGCTATGAGCGTACTTGTGTTGAGACAGTTCTGTCTGGCCTTTTCAAAAGACACAGACCTTGAGTGCGCAACTGATCCAGATGATGAAATTAACGCTTTTGAAAAGCGCATCACTGGAATCCCTCAGTTGCATTTAGACGACAATATGCCTATCGTACGGCGTATTGCGTCGTTACTCTTAAGAACCTTCTTCCTAGAGAGATCTGGAAGTGAGGTTCTTCTTGGTGCCGATTTGGCGCAGTGGGAATCCAACCCATTCGGCCGTCACGGACCAGGAGCTGTCTCGGAAGGTGAGAAGGGCGTACATAAATGGGACTTTGAGAATTATCCCTCTGTGGACAACGTTCTGTTTTCCACATCCCGGGGTAACCTCTTCATCAGTGACGAAGAGGCTGAGCCGTCCCGGCTCTGTTCTCGGCTCGCGATTGTCCCTAAGGACTTTCGGGGCCATCGCCTCATTTGCATCGAACCAAAAGAGCATATGTTCGCTCAACAAGGTTTGATGCAAGTCCTCTATTCGAGGATTGAGAGGCACCCACTTACTCGGCTCTCCATTCGGCTGAAAAGCCAGGAAAGAGCGAGGAAGATGTCGAAGAACTTTAATTATTCGACAATCGACCTTAAAGATGCGTCGGACTTAGTGTCCCGGGACCTTTGCAAGGTCCTCCTCCCTAAGGAGGTCTTTCGAGTACTAAGCAGGTATCGCACCCGTCGAATAGACGTAGGTGGTAAGGTTCTCCCGTCTTATACGACGATGTTCACAATGGGAAATGCTTTATGTTTCCCTATTGAAACTCTCGTCTTCTGGGCTCTATCCGTTGCAGCAATCTACTGCAGCGAAAAGCGCTACACAGCGCAGAACCTTATCGGCACTTCAAATTCGGCCAGTCCTACCTTTCTTTGGGATCGTCGTACTCTTAGTGGGTACGAAGACACCGAGGTTTGGGGTGATCTGTCTCGGATTTGCCGCGATGTTTCGGTGTTTGGGGACGATATTATCGTTCCCTCAAGCTACTACTACATCGTGACTTCCTGTTTAGAGTACGCTGGGCTTAAAGTGAATTATCAGAAATCCTGCAACGAAACCCTAGTTAGGGAAAGTTGTGGGACCTGGTGGTTTGCTCGGCGGGATTGTACAATCACCCGCTTTCAGCACCACAAACTCACTGACACTCGCGTATGGTGCTCGTGGGCAGAAGATGTTCGCGAGCTGATGACACGTGGCTTCAACGCCAGTGCCATGGCCGTGTGCGAACTCATGGCTCAAAAGCATCCTGTTCCTTATGGTTCCGTAGGCTTTCCAGGCATACGGGTTGTAAGTGAAGGGTATCGTTGGAATGAAGATCTCCAACGACTTGAGGTCCGCATTCCCGCTTTCAGTGATGAAGCGGTTAACGCGAGGCTGCGTGGCGATGTAGGTTTGTACTCCTACTTCGTCGGTGCAGGCTCACTGAGCACGGTCCTTGCTCAACGCCCCAAGAAAGGCGTGAAATGGATCTGGAGCGATGTTAATGGTTTTGTAACACGTTAACACCGCGAGAGGGG